CAATGACACCGAGGCATCGAATTTTGTTAAGCCTACGGTGGAAGAGAAGAAGACGGCTGCTGAAACCGATCCGATGAATCCTGCTGCACGGGTCGATATGTCCGGTACTCATCAGGCTGGATTCGGTGGACAGGATCAGGTACAGGATTCCGCTCTCAATGGGGCACAGATCGCAAATCTTGTAGACATCGTGCATCGTTGCTCCATCGGCGATGTGCCTTTGGAATCCGGCAAAGCCATTGCACGGGCTTCGTTCCCTCTGCTGACTCCAGAGATTATCGATCTCATCTTCCGAGATGTGATCGTGAAGAAGCCAGAAGAAATACCACAAGACAAAGTTGGTTCACCTTCCATTCCTACGGGTGGGTTGCCGAAAAAAATCGAAAGTCCATCGACCACAGAAAACAAACCACCCAAGGCATTAGCCAAAGAGACTCCGGATAATGCTCCAGAGGTTGGGAACAATCCAAAATAATTTTGACATTTTTAAACCTTCATGGGTATTTTATCTAAATGAATGCAACACTGACATCCACACCTAGGGGACTTCGAGGCGTAGACAGAGCCAAGAGCATTGTCTACGGCGTGAAGGTGCTTGGATTCAATTCCCAGAATGGCAGAGTCTATGAACGACAGGCCATTCAAGAAGCCATTCATCTCTACAATCAATGCCCTGTGAACAAGGATCACATCACGGATGCTCCTTCGTTCTCAGACCGAATCGGCTGGCTATCCAATCCAAGACTGGAAGCGGACGGCCTGTACGCTGATTTTCACTACAATCCACACGCCGAGGGAGTGGATTCCTTCCTGTGGTTCGCTGAGAACAATGGACTCGGCGACATCGGCTTTTCACACATGGTTCAGGGAAAATGGACTCTCGATCCGGATGGAACTGAGCGAGTGGTCAGGATTGACCGTGTGAAAAGCGTTGACCTGGTTGCTAACCCAGCGACCACTAAAAACATCTTTGAATCTGAAGTGCCGGACAAAATCAAGACCCTGAAGGACGAGGGATATCCTCAAGATCAGGCGGTTGCCATCGCTCTGGATATGGCTCGCCGTGGCGATATATCCGAGGAAGAAGGCTATACGCCTCCAGAGGAAGTCCAGAACGCTGCGAAAAAGGGACTCGAACTTCGAGACAAGCACAATCGTGGTGGCACGGAGGTTGGAGTTGCCAGGGCCAGAGATTTGTCGAATGGCAAATCCATATCTGCCGATACGATTCAGCGAATGGTAAGCTATTTTGCCCGCCATGAGGTGGACAAAAAAGGTGAAGGTTGGGGCAAAGACTCAGCCGGATATATTGCGTGGCTTCTCTGGGGTGGAGATGCCGGTAGGTCATGGGCTAACAAGATAGCCGATGACTTGGAAAACGACAACGACAAACAGGAGAATGTCATGGATAAGGAAAAGATGATGAAGGAAGAAAACCCTGTCAAGGAAATGTACAAGGAGGCTGATGCTGCCAATGCAAGCAATAGCGAACCGCCAAAGGACGATTCTAAGGATTCTAAGAAACCGTTTGGCCCAGAGCTTATGGCAGAGATACAGTCTGTGTGCGAAGGTGAATGCTCCGATGAAGAGAAGGGAAAGAAAATCCTTTCCATGCTAGGCATCGGTGGTGGCATGGGTGAAACCACAGATGTGGCAAACTCCGGTAAAGACTCTGGCGTTCCAGCACAAGCCAAGAAAGCTGATGATGCTGATCCAGCCGATGAGATGGACGACAAGATGGAGTCTGTCAATGACATACACAAGGAACTGGCTGAACTTCGTTCCTACAAGCACCACAAGGAAAAAGAAGAAAAGATCAACGCATTGTTGACGGAAAACAAACTGGAGGCGACTCCGGTTTTTATTCGCCAGCTTTGTGCTATCGGCGAAGACCTTTGGGCCGAAGCGATTGAAGATCGCAAGAAAGTGGCCCTTGCAAGAAACAGCGTGAAACCTGTTAGTTCGGTTGAAATTCGAGGCGAACCGAATTATAAGCAGTTTGTTGAATCTGTCCTCGGAAAGTAAAGCCATCATAAGGAGATAAGATATGGCAATTACTTACAACTACGGCACGACCAATCCTGTGGTGGCTCCAGTTGCCACTGCTACTGCCGTTAGTGTTGGTGACCTGTGTGCTATTGTTGGTGGGAATGTTGTTCCTGCCGGTAGTTTCACTTGGGACACCGATTTGGCAACCACCCAGGAAAACTTCGCTGAAGCATTCCTTGGTGCTTCTGGACAGTTCAAGAAAGCAGATGTTTCCACCGTGTATGGAAACAGCGTTGCGAATGAAATTCGCATCGACTGCTCTGGTATCTACGAAGCTACCTACACCGGTGTTGCACTGGTTGTTGGCGATTTCGTTGGGCCAGCAAACTCTGGAAACAACCTTGTATCGCAATCTCTCGTAAAGGTTGCCACCAAGGCTCTTGCCATCGGCAGCGTAGTCGAGGCAAACAGTGGCACTGGCGTTGTAAAATTCCAGTTGCTTTCCACCCTCAACTCTGTGGCTCGCTAACCTCTTTAGTAAGGAGAAATAAACATGAAGAGTTTAGGTCTTAAACTGAAAGAGTTTGGCAAGCAGAACGGTGTTGCCAAAACTCGCGAATATCTTTCCGAAGCAATCGCCAAGGGCGATATTCAACCCAACAGGATTTCACTTCGTGGTCTGGCTGAAGGCATCATTGGTGAACAATGGGCCGAAACCATGCACCGATTCAATGGCCCAGAACGGGTGTTCATGGAATCGACCGAAGCGGTTGATGCGTCTAACTTCGCAGCAATCACCGGCCAGATTCTGATCACTACGGTCAAGGAAAAGTTCAAACTGGCTTCCTTCATCGGAGATAGCCTTGTTCAGAACATTCCTGCTGGCCAGAACCTTGGACAGGAACTGATTCCTTGGTTGTCTGACACGACCACTGAAGCAGACACTGTTCAGCCTGGAATGCCCTATGCACAAACCCAATTCACTGGCAACTATGTAAAATTGCCAGCGATTGAAAAGGTTGGTCGCATTTGTGCAATCACCGCAGAAATGATCTACGCTGACAAAACCAGCCAGGCTTTGCAGTCTGCTGAAAGCGTTGGAACCTACTGCGGTTTGGCCAAGGAAGAACGCATCCTGAAGACCGTCATGGGCGTGACCGGCAATTATGTGTACGGCACATCCCAAGGTTCGGAATCTTCACTGGATACCTATTCCGCAACTGGTGGCCAGAGTGGTTTGACCTATGGTTTCATCAACCAAGTCAATAGCTATGCCCTCTCCAACTGGGCAAGCATCAACACTCTGGAACAGCTTTTCTTCCAGATGAAAGACCCCAACACCGGCAAGCCGATTGAGGTCTTTGGCCCTGGAATGCAAATGCTGGTAATGCCTTTCCAGAAATACTCTGCTAGCAGGATTCTTAATCCTGCAACCACCACCAAGAATGGCCCCTACGCCACCTCTGGTGATGTTGAGCAGTTGGAAAGTCCAAACCCACTGGACAACAATTACGGGCTGTTGACTTCTGCTCATGCCCGTGCTTTGTTGATCTCCAGCGGTGTTACAGCCTCCAACGCTGACAAGTATGTATGGCTTGGTAACTTCAAGAAAGCTTTCGTGTGGCGTGAAGCCAAGCCTCTTGAAATCGTTCAGGCTCCCGCTAACAACTGGGCAGAATTCAATCAGGACATCGCAGTTGCCATCAAGGCTTCTTGGTGGGGTGCTGCTGGTGTTATGGACCCTCGCTTCGTTGTTCGTGGTATTCCTACTGCGTAATGACCCACAAACGCCGGGGTGGGATTTTCCCACCTCGGCATTTTTAACCCAAGGTGACTATGCCAACACCAGCAGAAAACCTGATCACGATTCGAGACAACTACATCAACGCATTAGTTGCCGACTCCGCAAATCCTCAACCTTCCTATAGCTGGGAAGGCGTTGCTGTTTCCAGAACGGAATGGAGACAGCAGACCCTGCAACATATCACACAGGTGAACAAGCTGTTGACCTATGTTGCCCCACAGGAATTTAGAACCCAGTTCATGTAATGCCAACTATTGATCTATCACAGAACTACCAGATCATGGATAACCCAGAAACCGCAGTTCTGGTCAATCCGGGTGGTTCACAGGTGTCCACAAACTATGCCTTCCGAAGGCAGGGAACACTGGCTTACATGGATCAGAATGGGGTCGCCAAGCTGGAAACAATTACTAGGTGGCTGATATTTAAGACGAATGTGCATCCATGGGTTCCAGAGATTAACTGCAAGATTACTGTCAGTGGCGAGGAGTTCTATGTGAACTCCATCGATGCGGTGGCAATGGATAGTTACTATGTCCTTCAGTCCTCCAAGGTGATGTAATGGCAAATAAGCCAAAACTAATCCAAAGGAATCGACCAACGGTGGCAGAACAATCACCGTATGGTTCGTCACCTAATGATGACCGATGGACAATAATCATCGATGGGGTTGCCAGTTCACTTACTGCTGCCGGATTCACCGTCTACAAGAGAAAGACGGCGATGATCACGGAATCCGATGTGTTTCCATCCGTCATTGTTTCTCCATCGGAAGAAGGCGAAATCACGGGCCAAATGGCCCTCGATGGATGGACAGAATTCAAGTACATGGTGAAGGTCTACTACATTCAAAAGTACAATCGTGACCTGACTTATGAGTCCCAGTTGACTCGTTATGATATTCGAAAAGCGATCTATAAACTGGCTAATGTTTCTGGTATGCTCAGTCCTACGAGCGTGGATGTGAGGGGAATTCCTCCGTTCAATGTGGACAATCCAGTCTCGACTTGGAAAGTCACTGGATTCCGACTCACTTATGGTTTTTTTGAACAAGGAGATATCTAATGCCTCGATCATCCGGCCCATTCATCACAGGCAAGGTTGGTTTTATCGGAATCGTGGACATGGGTGGTGCTGCACCAACCGTTTCCCTTCCAGCCACCAACATTACCATTTCCGCTAAAGCCGATGTACCTGATGTCAGCAATGTGGACTCAGGTGGTTTTGTGGAAACCGTTGTTGGTGTTCGCTCCGCTGAAATCAGTTGCGATGTGTCTTATGATCCAGCCCAGTTCAGCGGTTTCTATGCTGGACAGAAGGTCGATGTGTACATTGCACCCACCGGAAACAATCCCGCTGGTGCAGGGCCGGAATATCCAACCTCATCGCTTTCCTTCATCTTCCCATACGGAACGATCACCAATGTGAGCTATAATGTTGCCGTCAAGGATGCCCAGAAGGTCTCCCTGACCATCAAGTCCAATGGTGCTTACCAATTCATGTCCACGCCTTCTTAAGGAGATAGCAATGGCTTATTTAGCAGGAAAGTTAGGCAGCATTGGCATCAACGGAACAGCCGTCCCTGCCAGCGATTTTACCGTCACAACTACCTCGGATACTCCAGACACCACCAATTTTTTTGATGGCGGGTTCGAGTCCCATGCCGTTGGTATGTGGAGTGGTGAGATCAGTTTCAATGTCATGTTTGCCGGAGTGGCTTATCCGGACGAAGGGGACATCATTACCGTCAACATCCTTGCCTATACTGGTGGCCCTTCGGTGACATTTGCCAATTGCAGGATCACATCATTGGAATGGACTAATGATGCAAAGGATGTCCAGAAACTGAAAATCACCGTTCAGACCTCTGGAGCATTTTCGTTCACGGTTTAAGAAAGAAAAGAGGAAGCAATGTCCAATGGCGTTTCCGAATTGCTCAATGTTCCTGGCGAAGGTTCATTGAGCATTCAGTTCAATGGCAAGACCTACACCGCTGGATTGATTACCCAGAAGGTGAAGGCTGACTTTGAAAAAAGAATGGAAAAGAAGGCACTCGATGCCATTTTTAGGGTCAAGGAACATCTTGATCCGGTGGAATTCCGTGAGGCGATCTCTGGTGTGACTAGAGACATCGCAGCGGGTGTGTACTCCTTTGGAAGCGAAAGAAGCATTCAGTCTCTTTCCACTCCCTCTGGAACCTGTGCCTTTGCTTCCATCCTGTTCAATGTTCCGGAATCGGAAATTGAACAACTAGTCATGTCAAAGCCGGACGAGTTCAAGATCGTTATGGACTTGGTCAGGGAGAAATCCTACCCAAACGCACTGAAGGCGAGTCCGGTTCAGCCATAAGGCATAATGACCCGATAGACCCGCCTGAATTGCGAAACTTTTACGCCAATCTCATGGACAAGCCGTATCTGCTTCGTCCATGGGAAATTGAGCGTTTAACCGACAAACAAATCATTGAACTTTACTACCGAAAAAGGGACAATAAGGGCGTTCCTGTTTCCTATGAGCAGCAGGAACACGAATGGAAGCACAGGACAGCGAAGGATCAGAAGGTTATTAAGCGAAAGGAACTTGAGGCATTAATCCGTATGGGTTCGGCTTTGGGTGCTAATGTCAATGACTTGAGGAAGCAGTTCATTGACAAGTATGGCGACCCATACCAAGAGGATTAGACATGAGTAATGACATTCTGATTGACGACAGTTCTGCCATGGCTGGCAATCTTGTTGCTGCGGTTGATTCCATTGCCAAGGCGGTAAGTTCATCAAGTGTCAGTTTTAATGCATCATTTGATAGTCTTGCTAAAGAATTCCAGACTGGGAATTTGAAGATTGTTGATGCCATCAAGGTGATGCAATCTGATCTCAGCAAGGCTTTAAATGATGTAAAAATAAATATCACCAACAATTACAAACTTGCCCAAGAAGCCAAAAAGAAAACAAAAAAAACTCCATCGACCGATGAAGAAAAAATGGCAAAACTTGCCAAGGGCATTGGCGATGTTTTTGCTGTCACTTTTGAGCAAGTCCAATCCATCAAGAAAAGCACAAAGAAAAAAGGATCAAAGACAACACTTGATTTTGGTTCAGAATATGCATCTCAAGCAGATGTAAATGAAAAGTCCATGTCAGCTATTGCCAATGGACTTGCTGATGTTTTTTCTGTTACTAAAGAACAAATGTCAGCGATGTCGAAAAGCACCAAAAAATCAAAAAAGGGTGAAGAACCCGTAGATTTTAAAAACACATTTCTTCCTCAAATTCCAGAGGCAATACAAAAAATAAATGAACAAGCCAATGCTGGTGGACAAGCATGGGAGACTTTATTTTCGAATATAAAAAAGAATATAGAAGAAACAGATGTTTCGTTTGCTACTGACATTCAGGAATATATACAATCTTTGGCTGACGATTTTGAGAATGCACTTGGCCCTGCAATTCAATCGGTTGACCCATACCTTCTTGATGCGAGATCAAATCTTCAGGCGTTTCAGGAAGACCTTGATGAACTTGCTAATGCTGCTGCATCGGTAGTTTCACCTATTGTTGAAATGTCAGATTCAATAAGCAGCTTGATGAAAAATGCAGAAAACATAATCAAACTTCCTGACACATATACCAGTCCGGAAAGTTTAATAAATCCTCCGGAAATATATGGGTTGCAAGAAGATTTTACAAACCAATTAGCAACTCAATTAAGTGCTGTTTCTACAGCTATAACAAGCATTGTTTCGTCTGCTACAAGTGCTATATCAGCACAAGCAAGTATTTATGGTGTTGCTGCAAATCAGTCACAACCATCTGCTTCTCCAACATACAACCCTCCAGGCAGTCAAGGCGTTTATTCGTTAGCACAACAGCCAACATGGACTGTTCCACCAAAACCTTATGTTCCTCCAACTTATCAGGGTGGACAGGCGTACAATGTTCCCGGTGCAAATACTCCAGCACCACTTCCAACGATGACAGCAAATTCTTTTTATCCTATGCGTTCTGGAGGTGGCCCTTTAACAACAATACAAAATCAATTGCCTTCTACAACTCAACAAATTACCCAGAGTTTTCTTGGTGGAGCAAAATCATTTGGAACCGCTCTTTCCCCAATATTTCAAGGATTGGCTCAGACATTTGGTAAAAAAGTTTCTCCTTTCCTTGCAAATCCAATCACAAAAGCAGGCATGAATCTTGCTCAAGGTGGAATGCAATATGCACAAACCGGAAATCTTGGTGTTGCCGGAGGGAGAGCAAGTGCTGCCCTCGCTGGTGGAGCAACGGCTGCCCTTGGAGTTGGACTTGCAGGATTTGGAGTTGCTCTTTCTGCTGTAACAGGTGCTGTTACAATTGCAGGACAAGCAATTCAATCCATGTCATCTTATGTGGCAAAATTCAGTCCTGCTGCTGCGGAAAGAATGAACCTCGTATTTAATGATCTTCAAGGTGTCATTGGGAAAGCGTTGCTTCCTGTTTTTGAAATGGCCATTCCAATCGTTAGACAGTTTGCAGATTATGTTCATTATGCCATGCAAGCACTCGCTCCTTCCATAAACATTGTCAAAAACTCATTTGCCGAAATCATACCTCCATTAATCGAGTTAGGTGCTGTTCTTATCGATGCATTCATGCCTGTAATCAAATTTGCTGCCGGACTCATATATGGACTAACTCAAATATTGGTTCCTTTGATTAATGGCTTTTCCGCTTTAGTTGAAACTGCCTCCATGATGGCAGAAATATTCTCAGGTGGAATATCCATCACGGACATCATGATCAATGGATTTAAGCTTCTTGGTGATATAACAAACATTGTTGTTGGTGCATTTAATTGGATGGTAGCAGCATTTTATGCCGGTACAGGTTCTATTCTTAAATTTGCATCTTGGCTGATTGACTGGGTGGATGGTGTTGGACAAGGAGAAACAAGCAAAGCTCTTGAAAAAATGGGCAATAGTGTCATTGATGGTGCGACTAAACTTGAGGATGCTGCTGAAAGACAAATGAAAGCGGGATTGGAAGGTAAAAAGTTTGAATACAAGGCTGGAGAAATAAAGGGAAAAGGTGGAATAAAATCTGGTTCTTCTGTGGGAATGGCAGTTCGTGAAGCACAATCCATGTCTATTGAATCACTAGGTGACTCGATTAGGAAAGCTGCTATAACTGCCCAAGCACCAGAACAAAAAGACAGGCAGGAAGAATACATGAAAACTGTGTCCGAAAACACAGCATATGATAAGCAAAAGAAGGCCATGCTGGATGCCATCAAGGAGAGTGGACTTGTTGATGGAAATGAAACTCCGTTCTGGGATTCATTGACAGAAATGGATACAGATTATAGCGGTGGTGGTGGTTCTTTTGCTCCTAATGGAGTCGCATAATGAATGTAAATGATCTTAAAGAAAGAATCGGAAGTACATCACCAGCAGATTCATCCTTTGGAATTGATGGGAATGCTTCTGCGACCATGACCTATATCGTGGAAGGCCCGATGGGTTCATCCGGAGAGGTGGATTCATTTCTGAATACCGTGTTTCCAAGTTCCTATATGAAAACAACGGCACTCATTGGCCGAAATATGCCAATGGCTCATCCGTACTTTCGCTGGATGTATGCTTCCAGTATTTCCAATGTTCGTGGTATAGGTCTTAAGCGTGACGACAATGGCATTAATTCAAGAATGCAATATGTCAGCACGGACGGTGACAAAAGTTATCAAAAAATACCATCCTACTTTGGTTCCTACGACAAGTATGAAATCACCGTGGTTTTTACACCAATGCCTTATTTTGTATTTGGTGATGATTTAATTACCAATAGCAACCTTGTCTATGCAAAAGACAATGGAACTCTTACTACTGTTCAGGGTGTATCTAATGAGTTTTCTCGTTATGTTTCTTACAAAACATCTGTTGCTGCCGAATATGTGACCATCAAGGCTGGAAATTTCGAATTTCTTTCTGATAGCCCTAGTGTGAACACCAAGCCATTCCCAGGATTTAGTGGCAAGACATTGCTTCCTAAAACCGTATTGAATATGACTTGGCATCAAGTTCCCTACAATTTTATTTTTCCTACCAGTCCTCAATGTGAAAACATTTACAACGGATTAGGAAGAGTCAACCAGATTGAATTCCTCGGTTTTGGGCCGGGTGAATTGTTGTTCACTGGCATTGAATCCAAGGAATACACAAGGAATTTCTTTGGTGGAAATTTCAGCACCTTGAATCCACTTCAATCCGGATGGGGACTGACAGATTTTCTGTATGCTGACATAACCTTTAAGCTTCTTTATGTTGGATATGAAACTGATTATTCAGTTGAACGCAGTTCATACAACGGCAGTTATGTGTACCGTGGACACAATCTAGGTCTTTATCTTGGAAATCAAAAATATTACCCAATGGTAACCAACACAGAAAACACTTTTGCCAACAATTTGCGATGGAAACCAGTCTATGACTCCTATCCTTTTCAGTTGATGTTTTTTGGTGATCCGGCTACTATGAAGTGAAATACGGGGTGAAAAATGCTGGCCGGAACCTACAACATCGTTTGTGAGCAGGGTGCTACTTTTTCACGGGAAATCACCGTGATTAATGCCGATAATACGGTTCCGGACTTCAATACCAGCACCGCAAGGATGCAAGTAAGACCCACGGTGGCATCCACCACGGTTATCATCGAACTGACCACAGAAAATGGACGCATCTCGTTGTCTGACAACAAGATAACGCTGACCATAGATGCCGATGATACGACCACTCTAATACCAGCATCCTATGTGTACGATCTGGAAATCGTCACCGGAACTCTTGTAGTTCGCCTTGTCGAGGGAACATTCCGTGTATCTCCTGAAGTCACCAGGTAAGGAGACACGATGGCTCAGGACATCATCAATACGGTCATAGTTGATCAAATCAAGGTCAGTGCTGTTCCCAGTTCTGACCAGTACATTCCTGCGATCACCGACCCTGTCTCAGAAGTCACCATCAATGGTCAGGGCGATGCCGTAGTGTTTCGTTACGCCACGAACACGAACATGGAAATTGCCATTGGCCTGACCATGCCAACATCCGTGTTTACCGTCACGGGCAGTCCTGCCAATGGTCAGGGTGATTTTGATGTCACATTCAAAAGCCAAAATGCAAATCTGGTGCTGGCGACTCCTGACGGAAGTCAGGGTATACCATCTTTTCGTGCTTTGACAATAACGGATTTGCCAGACCTATCTGGAACCTATATATCAAAAGTTCAACATGATAGTACTTTGAATGGTGATGGAACAGCCACAAATCCTTTGTCGCTTGCTCCAGGAATTATTGGTACTGTTTCTAGTATTACATTGGCATCATCAGATTTTACTGTAACAAATCCGACTGTAACAACAACAGGGACAATAACTGCTAATTTAAAACTTTCAGGTGTTACACCTGGAACTTATGGTACATCTTCCAGTATTCCTGTAATTACAGTAAACAACAAAGGAATAATAACATCTTTAACAACATCTTCTATAGCTGGTTCTGGTGTTGGAACTGTTACTAGTGTAAGTGTTGTTTCTAACACACTTAGTATTACTGGATCACCAATTACAAGTGCTGGACAAATTTCTGCTGAATTAAAAACAAGTGGAGTTACTGCTGGAACTTATGGAAGTTCAACACTTATACCTATATTTACTGTAAATGATCGAGGAATAATTGTAGATGCTAATTCAATATCAGTTGATTCTGGAGCTGGTACTGTTACCAGCGTTGGTATTGTTTCAACAAATAATGATTTATCCATAGTTAATTCACCTATAACTATTGCTGGAGATATAGATTTAAATCTCTCAAAAACAGGAGTAGTTTCTGGAAAGTATACTAACGCAAATATAACTATTGATGATAGAGGAAGGATTACATCAGCATCTGATGGAACCAATGGTGGCGTTACATCTATCATTGCCGGAACCGGAATATCTGTAGATACTGCTACAGGAGATGTAACAGTAACAAATGATGCTCCGGATCAGATTGTTACCCTGACCGGTGGAACTGATATTTCTATCAGTGGCACTTACCCTGACTTTACTATCGACTTTACTGGTGCAACTGGTGGTGTGACTTCCATCATCGCTGGTACTGGAATATCGGTAGATGTATCAACAGGTAATGTGACTGTAACAAACTCAGAACCAGACCAAATCGTAACCATAACTGCCGGTACTGGCATAAGCGTTACTGGCACTTACCCAGATTTTACAATCGATGGACAGGAAGGAACCGTAACTTCTGTTGGATTGACATCATTAAACAATAGTATAGCCATTCAGAATTCTCCTATTACAAATTCTGGTGATATAGATATTGGATTGCCTCTTACTGGCGTTTTGGCTGGATCATATGTTTCAGCAAGTATTACTGTTGATGAATATGGAAGAATAATTTCTGCAAATGATGGCGGTGACGGAACTGTAACTTCCGTTGGACTTACATCGACCTTGGGAACCATTACTGTAACTAATTCTCCGATTACAAGCTCTGGCGACATAGATATCGATTTACCAGAGACTGGGGTGGTTGCAGGGTCATATGTCGCTGCGGATATCACCGTGGATGTGTATGGAAGAATAACTTCTGCTGCTGACAGCACATTCCCAATACCACTTAACGGAACAACTGGACAAGTTTTGACTTATGATAACTCGAATCAACTGGTTTGGGTGTACTCTGACGGGGGTACTTGGTAATGGGACTAACTTGGGATAATAATAGCGATATAAATGTTTCTGGGTCTGGAACAGCAAATGACCCATTTGTTTGGTCACAAACAAATGATGGTCTAGATCAAAATGCCGGATTCAATTTAATTTTTGACTGGAATGGGCCAGAA